TAAAAGACCCCCTGACATTTGTCAAGGGGTTAGATGGTTAAAGGTAATCTTTACGAGAGTGGTGTTCAGGGACGATCTTACCTAACTCGATAGTCAACAGACCATCTTCAAACTTTACATCTCCAACTTCTGTATCGTCAGAGAGTTGCCAAGTGCGTTTGAAAGATCTCTGAGCCAATCCTTTGTGTTGGTATTTGATGTCAGTTTCTTTATCTTCTTTCTGACCCTCCACAAAAAGTTTACCATACTCAGAATATACTTTTACTTCTTCGTTCTTGAATCCTGCTAGTGCTATCTCTAGTCTGGACTCTACGTTGTTGACTTGGACAAGGTTGTAAGGAGGATAGTTACTTGTAGTTTCGTGTAGATTAAAAAACTTATCAAGGTAATCATCCATCCCAATACTGTTTCTTGTGATCCGATCCATTAATTCTGGTAGATCGGCAGCACGATATCTTTGAATTTCCATTTGGTTCTCCTTTAAAAGCGAGTGTTAAGTTGTGTCCCTTACGGCGACACTACTATTTAACCACAAGATATCAATTCTGGCCGTGGAAAGTTGGTACGGGTTCCTGGTGAATTGGTTTCGGTTCTTCCGCTTTAAATCCCATACCATTACCTGCACTCTTCAATCCTAATGCAAGCATAGAAACCAATGAAAATCTTGCGTGTCCTTCAGGATACCAGTCAGGATCGTAGCAAGCAGTGTGGAATACAGATCCTCTATATGCACTGATACCATTAAAGATAGCAGGTATAACACCTATAGGTTCATAAACTTCATTACCTCTAAAGTATCTCCATTCATCCACTTGTCCTTGACCTATTCTACATTGATCCATCCTATGACTTATAACTCTAGGGTGAACTCTACCACCTTGTTTTGAATATAATTTTATATCATTAAACTCATCACCTTCAACATTCATACGAAAGAAAGCCGTACCTTCTTCTTTAACCATATCATCTGACAAGAATAAATTAAAAGCCATATCAGATGGATCAACGTGAGGTAGATAGTTGCTATCAATAGACTTCATACCTTTCCAAAAAACATTAGTATAACAAGAGAAATCATACCAAGTTACTTTCTGACGAGTAATCTTAAATTTAATAAGCAACTCTCTAAGATATTGCACATACTCCTGACACCATTCATTAGAGATAGGTTGCTGCATACCAGGTGCACCTGTCTTGTCTGGTATAAGATCATTAGTACCAGTACAATAAGCAGCATTCATAAAGAAATCCCTAACATCATAAGGATTCATTAGTACATCTTCACATAAAAGATATCTAGTCTCTGGCCACTCTTTATTAAGATACTCTATATACTCTTTTCTATTAGGATTCAGTTCAAATAAGGATGCACGCAGTTCGGGTGTGACAATCCTCTTTTCAAATTGATCAATGGTTAATCCCATAACTATGCTTCAGTTTTTTTCTTACCAATATTATACTTGGATTCTAAGATCCATTCTCCCTTCTCCTTAAAGGCAAGAACCTTAATCTGGTTCAAGGGAGCTATAGTATCGATTTTATCAGTTGTTATTATACTCAATAATCCCCAATCTGACAAGAGGGATGCAATTCTGTTACGACGTTGTACGTCATTAATACTAAGATTTGTTTGCTTACCATCTAGAGCAAACAACTCTTTAAAATGAACTATGTAATACTTACCACGTTTGTGAAGGATATGGCAAGATTGATATATCTTCTTTTCCTTACGAGAAGCTACACCAATTCTGGTTAGTGTCTCTCTCACCTTAAGGAAATCATCTGGTTCCTTAAGAGCAACCTCGATCATCGATTGCTCTGTCCATTGTACAAATTCTTCGGTCATTTACTGCCACCAGTGTCAATAAGGGATCGGATCTCTTTCAACTGTGATGTAGTCAATACCTGTAATGCTTGTCGTGCTTTTTCATTACTATAACCATAGTATGTTTTTACTGCGTCAAGATCATCAAGTGCAGACTTCTTCATCCAAGGAGAAAATCTCTTCCTAGGTCTGAGGGTATTTATAAAGTAATCGTACTGTAAACGCTTTGGTAAGTGATGAGCTGCATTCATTTCATTTGCGTGCAACACAGAATCTAACTGACCTGATAAACATTTATTGATTACGAAGGGAACATATCCCTTCGTATCTTCTTCATCCCAGATGTCTTTCTTGGATTGATTAATGCTATAGAGATAATCATTTAATTTAGTCACCGCTTACACCATCCCAGTATTCGTACCAAGGATGAACGTATTCTTTTCTTTCATCAAGTACCTCATTAATAAGTGCTTTCAATTCTATTCTAAGTTCTGGTTCAATTAATGTCAATGGTTCAGGATTAAATGGTGGGTAAATTGGCTCACCATTTTCATCCCTAGGATATACATTGTCTGTACATCCCTCGGTTGCTTCTCCACTCATACCTTGAGTGTCTATTTTTTCAGTCATTAGAAAGTTCTTACAGGTCCAAATACGGTACGACCAGAAGTATTGAATCTGTAGATCTGAGTCTTACCTGAGGTAAGTTGAACTACTACTTCATCACCTTGTAATACGGCACTTTGAACATCCACTCCAAAAGTCTGAATGACTCCTGCACTAGTGTCTATGAGTTGTGCACGTCCACCACGTGCTCTTGCGACAATGTTTCCCATTACTTGTACCAATCTCCTGTACTGTTGTTGATAGTATAGTTAACCAATAGAAGTTCTTTACGCTTATCTTGGTCGGCACCATATGACTGTGTTGACCTCATTGTGTAGGTTAGATCCCACTTCAACTTAGAAAACTTAGGATATAATTCTTCTATATCCTTAGATGCATTGTAAGTAATCATCATATTACCTTCAAAAGCATCACAGAGAGAGGCCAACTTAGTATGCGAAAAAGTTTTATGTAAAGACCCCTTACTACCATAAAGATTATCTTTAATACTGTAAGGTGGATCTAGAAAATTAAACGCATCAGGATTCATTACCTGAGAATAATCCTCATTCTTGATGTTCCAATTCCGAATTGCCTGAGAGTACCACAGCAGACTATTTATACCATTAATAGAGAAGTTAGATTGAGATGCTTGCTTAGAGAAAGAAGAGTTCTCACTCAGTCCAGAGAAGGAACACTTATTACAGATATAAAAATTAATAGCAGTTTGATATATGTCCTCACTTCCTTTCAACCTTTCCTTGGCCTTATCAAATGCATCCTTATGTGCTTTTAATATATCTTCTTCACTATCATACTCAGATAAATCTGTCTTAATTTTAAACAAGTGCTGTTGCATCTGAGGACCAACATCTCTTAACGCAGTCCAGAATGCATACACTGGGAAGTACAAATCATTGATAGTCACCTTAAGATTAGGACGTATCTTAGTCAAAGCAATGGCCATAGAACCACCACCTATAAAAGGTTCTACATAATAATCATACTTTAAAGGTACATACTCTAACAGTACCTTAGTAGCACGTGACTTACCACCTGGATACCTCAATGGGGTTTTAAATTTCTTCATAATATAGGAATAAAAATGTCCTGATCAAAGTGTTCAGGTTGAGGATCCAATAAAAGATCATACCCTATACTAGCACGGATACCCTCAAACTGTCCAGCAACTACACGATGTTCTAATGAAGCGTCACCAAAATACATCTGTCCCTGATTATTTGGAATCATTTTACCATTCTTAAATTCAGTTGTAGTTGCTTTATCGCTTATATGAACAAATCCGTGGTAGTTAGCATAGGAATGTGTATGCCACTCTAATGATTCTTTACCAAGATCCTCATTCCTATGAATATTAAGCCAAGCGTGGATCCATATAGGACCATCTAGTTCCGATCTAATATTGTCATAGACCTGTTTCCAAAATTTATAATACTCTGGTAATGGTGTCGTCAGATTAATTACATTATAAACATTTTTAGTAAGAGTAGGATCGTATGCGTGATCTCTTGCTTCAGGAGGAACCTTAGGTAAAATCATTTTCTTCCATAGACCATACGTTTGTGCAGTCTCTTTAAGTAAGGCCTGCCAATCACATTCTACCGAATAAAATTTCATCAAGTTACTGTTACTTGAGAATGTGGTAATATTTGAATACATTAATAAAACTCCCTAAGTGAATTAGTACTTCCTATACGTTTTTTTATAAGGTCACCATAGTCTTCGTGAAGTTCGCAACCCAAATAGTATCTACCCAATTGTTTTGCTACCATAGCAGTAGTACCAGATCCCATAAAAGGATCTAATATAGTATCACCTTCTTTTGATCCTGCTTTAATACAAGGTTCAATTAACTCTGCTGGATATGTTGCAAAGTGTGCACCCTTATATGGTTTCTTATTTACTGACCATACACTACGCTTATTCCTCTTAGTATATGATTTGGTTAAACCAGAATGAGGTTGCAATCCTGTACCAGGATTATGATACTTACCATTAGTTCTATCACGTGTACCCCAATCTTGCTTTACTGGTTCTTTAATCGCTTCATTATCATAGTAATACTTTTTATCTTTACTGAATAGAAAAATATATTCGTGTGCCTTAGTACATCTATCCTTCACACTCTCAGGCATTGGATTAGGCTTGTGCCATATAATATCCTGCCTTAGATACCATCCGTCGGCTCGCATTGCGAATGCGAACATCCAGGGGATTCCGATAAGGTCTTTTTCTTTAACTCCTTCGATTCTATTTCCTCTACGAGGACACACATCTGGTAAGTCCTGTCTAGTATTTGAGACTGTTTGTTTTGCCAGTCCTTGTCCTCTCCCAGGTCTGTAATTATAGTAACTATCGCCAATATTAACCCAACAAGTTCCATCATTTGTGAGCACATTTTTTACCTCTCGGAATACTTTAACCATTTCATCTACATATTCTTCTGGGCTTTGTTCCAGACCTATTTGATTCTCCTCATCACCATAGTTTCTTAAACCATAGTAAGGTGGGGATGTTACACACATCCTTGCACTGTTAGGTAGGAAAGCACCTAAGGTCTCACGACAATCGCCAAATAGAATAGTGTCTTTCATCAATCAGAAAAATCAAATTGCCTGTACTTCTCATACAGTGCGTTACATCTCTCATCACTCTTACGACATTGCCATAACTTCATTAACATATACTTGAAGTCTTCGTAAGGAACACGGACAGATAATCCGTTAGATTCTGGTTCGGTCATCTCTTTTTCCTGATAGGTACATCAATTGTCCAAGAAGGGGATTCCAATTTAACAATCTTAAATTGGTTTCTGTTCTTCTCGTAGGTAGCAGCAGGTTCATCACCAGCAGTCTCACCATAGTTAGGTTTGTTTGGATCTTTTAAACCCATATAATCTAGGATAGCACCATCTATCATAAACCATAGTGCATCCCAAGTGATAGTCTCTCTCAGTTTGACTGCGATTCTATCAATATCCTCACCATCAAGATGCTCACCAGTTGCTATTGCGTGTGAGTAATCTTCATACTGAGTCAAGAGCATTGCTCTTGCTTCTACCAACT